GACTGAATCTCATATATTTGGAATGTTGTTTTTTGAGCACTATTATAAAGATATAATGCAAAATTGTGTTGCGACCTCTGAGGAGATCTGTGCTTATATTGACTGGACTAAGAGTCCTGGTTTTCCCCATACCTATTTTGGTTTTAGAACAAAAGAGCAGCTTGTTCGAGCGCTCGCCGATACTATGTTTTATGAGCGTACCGGTACACTCACTTTCTGGAATGTTTCTGGAAAGGTTGAGTTTAAAAACTTAGCTGATATTGAGGAGAATAAGATCAGGTTATTTCAGATTCCTGCATTTGAACTTCTTTTTTCACAACTGAAATTTGGTAAACGTATTTCCTTACGTTTGATGACCTATGAGTGGTCAAAATATGGATTTAACCCTTACAGTGGAGGCTTTAATAAGCTTGCTGAGACGCTATTGAAAAAGCGCTACCGTGGATGCTATGATGTATCCGGTTGGGATAAGTTCTTACCTTTGTTAAAGGATATATACTCTGTGCTTAAGAAGCAATGTTGTATACCTGAGGAAGACTGGGACGAGTTTCTGTGGACTGTTGAGAACACCTGCGAATTTATGTTAAAATTGCGCAATGGTACTGTTCTCTTGAAAGACTACGGAAATGCCTCTGGCTCCGGTGTACAACTCGAGATAATATTTTTGGACACGTTATAATTTTCGCTGCTGGACTTTTTGCTGCTTATAAGCGCAAGAACGGCGAATCTCCTTCTTTTTCACTTGTACGTGATCAACTAGTTAATTTATATGGTGATGACAATGTTTTTGCTGTGGATGAAGAGTTTAGTTTTATGACTAACCCTGATTTCCTAGCTGAACATCTTGGAAACTATGGACTTAAGTTGAAGTTCTTTTTTGGTGGGTTGGATGCAGATTTGCACACCCTAAGTTTTCTCGGTGCTTCATTTAAGAAAATGCCGTCTGGATTGTGGTATCCGTTGTATGATGTCGAAAGACTTGCGACGACTATTGTCTATGAGAGTGATCAATTAACACTCTCTCAACATCTTGGAAAAGCTTTTACGCTCATGGTTATGAGTCGACCTTCTGATAAGTTCGACATCTTCCACGATGCTTATAGAGCTCTAGTTACGAGTGATTTAGTTCGAAATAATTTAGAAGACCCAAGCATATCAGCTTATGCGTTTGTAGGTACACCTAGTGTGCACGATATAGACGCCTTTTTTACTGGATGCGAGTCGGGAAGTGGTAGCTTCGAGAGCCTTTTTCTCTCGGATCTCCTTTCTGATTTCTAAATTATAAAGGAATGTTTTGGGTTATTCTTAATCCCTCAAGATCTTTGTTGGGGCTCCCTTAAACCGGGCCGGTTTAAAAGATTTTGATTATGTCTAAAGTTATGACTAAAAAAGAATTTAT